TGGTTATTTGGTGCATCCAATTCTCGAAGTATTGTTTCTCCACGAACGATCTAGAGACTAAAAACGTGCATTGAATCGGATCGTAGACTCTTGAAGTTGGAACGGATACGGGAGGCAACCCGCCGTATGTCTTATATTCTTGAGTCAGAATTTGAATGCCAGGAATGTGTACGTTCTCGCATCTGATTGTTAGTGGGTTGGATTGAGAGAATGAATTGACAAGACCAGGAGTTTTAAGAGGCAAATCTGCAGCTAACTTCTCTTTGACGATCAGATCGAACCTGGCGCTTTTAACTGTACCACGGACCTTGATGTCTGCTAGGAAGTCTGTTAGAGATTTTGGCATATAGAGTATTTATTACTTTCCAAACAATTGTTTCTCGGTCAATACAATAAATTCTATTCCATTATGCTCGGCGAATTTCCTGGCCGCGTCCCATTTTGCCTGGTTCACAGCATACGTTTGACATTCCTTCATGTATGCCGGAGTCATCTTGGATCTTTTCTTCGGAGGCAGAGTCTGAGAGAACGGTTTGACCTCGACGATGTAGACCTTTATATCCCCGTTCTTATCCCGTAGCTTCACGTAGAAGTCTACAAAATATCTATGCGGCCTGCCGTCGACGGGAGAATAATATGGAACTACGATTTCTTCTGATCCATATTCTAGGACATTGTCGTTTTCGTCTAGGAACTTCATTAGCCGACGTTCCCACGTGGATCTCCAGACGATGTTGTTGATGTCGCCTTTGTATTTGTGAGGATTCTTTGGGTAGAACTTTCCAGAGTATGCCATAATGTATTCTAGAATATTTATATAAATAATAGTATGGCAGCAGAAACAGATCCAACCATTCCTTACTACCTAGAAGCACCTACATCCATTGCGGGAGCTTTCGACACGGCTGTTCGACAGGGTATTGCTACTGCGACCAATAGCTTCGTCAAGTTTCCAAACGATATTATAGACTCGACTAAGTATGGTAGCAATTATATGGTAATCCATATAAACGAACAGAAGACGACATCGGGGTCTTATAGTAACGCCGTTTCTGGCGGCACGCCTGTCGTGGATACAAACGGAAAACCGACCACGCTTGGTGTTCCTTCTTCTCAGACAGGAGAGTATACTCCAAGAATCAATAACTCAACCAGAAGAACCCTTACTTCTATTGCTCTTCATATTCCGGATAATATCACTTCTAACTTCGGAGTATCTTACGACGGCCTGGGTCTTGGTGCGCTTGGTTCTGCAATGGGATTACTTAGCGAACAAGGAGAATCCGGGGTGCTCACTGACTTGAGAAACCTGGCTATGGTTTCTGGCGTTCAATTAGCAGGAGAAGTACTCTCTCAAGGAATGGCGGGAATTGCCGGAGCTATATTCTCAGGTAGCAAAAACAGCTTTATCAATAATATTGTTAAAGGTATCTCGGGTGGAATTTCCAAGGAAGGGTCTGATCTAACAGGTATTGCCAAACAACTTGCAATGTTGAAACTTGGAATTGCTGAGAACCCATACCAAGAATTATTGTTTAAAGGCGTCAACTATAGAGAATTTAACTTTGTGTATAAGTTAATGCCAACTTCCGCCACTGAGTCTAATCAAATTTCTGAAATCATTAACCTTCTTAAGTTCCACATGCATCCCGAAGTTTCTGGCAATGCAGCTAGATTCTTTACCCTACCCTCGGAATTTGATATTGAATTCTATTTTGGTGGTATTCAGAATCCATATATGGACTTTATTTCTACCTGTGTTTTACAAGGAGTAACTGTAAATTACTCCGGTGGTGGTCCATTCTTGACTCACCAGGACGGCGCTCCCGCCGCACTCGACCTGACTCTGCAGTTCAAGGAAACCGAAATCCTCACCAAGAACAGAATCGAATCTCTGTTCAACCAAAAATTTGGATATTCTATTACTGATACAATCACTCAGGGGGAAGGATAATTTATGTCATATTTCTCCTCGTTTAATTATGTTCTATACCCGAATTTCCAGGATCCGAATAATTATCTAATCCTTCAGAACATCACCAATAGAGTTGTAAGGAAGAATTATCTAGAAAACGATCGCGCACTTTTCTATAATTATGTGATGTTGGAAGGAGAAACTCCTGAATCTGTTTCCTACAAGATCTATGGTAAGGTTGATTACTACTGGACCATCATGCTTGTAAACGATAGATTCGATGTTCAGTACGATTTCCCGTTGACCTCTACTCAGCTGGACGATTATATTGAAGAAAAGTATGGATCCTCCGCCGCTGCCAGGAGCTCTCTGTTGTATTATATTAGACCAAATGTAACCAAGGTCACAGATAATTACAAGTCTGACCCAGGATCAGACAGAAGAACAAACTTCATCCAGGTTCCATATGAGTTTACAATCGACAACGTTGACTATACGTATGCAACTTATCCATTATATTCTAACGGCGTTCTAATGAAGACATCGATTTCTTCCTATGATTATGAAGTAGAGGAGAACGAACTCAAACGAAATATTCTGGTTCTCGAGAAGAAATATATTGAATCGTTTGTGGAAGAATTCAATACGTTAATTAGAAAATAGTCATGCCCATCATTCAACCAGGGAAGTATAATCTAAAACATATTAGTATAGTTGCCGAATCCGGTCAGACTATCGACATCAAAGACATTTTCGTCGAGATGAACCTGACCGAATCGATCTTTCATTCTACGATCACCGGACATATAATAGTCACAGATACTCTGAATTTGATCTCAGGTAGCGTTGGACTGCCATTAATGGGGAACGAAATACTGGTGATCAATATGGATCTTCCCACATATTTCGAGAGCGTTCCCGGGAATTCGATGGCATCTAAAGATCAATATATTCCTAAAGATAATCCGATTCTATTTGTGGGTAGAATAACTGCAATTAAAAATAGAAACGCACTAAACGATAAGGCGCAAACTTACCTCATCGAATTTTGTTCTGAAGAACTAATTATTTCTGAGAACCTCAAAGTTTCTAAATCGTTTAAAGGAACTCCTTCGGATATTGCAGCTAAGATCTTTTCTACTCTGAATTCTTCTTCTCCCAATCCATATTTCGAGAAGACAATTAACCTGCTGAGTCTGGTTATTCCCAATTGGAGACCGTTAAAGGCTATTGGTTGGCTGGCTTCTAGATCCATTTCTATTGTCAATAATTCTCCGACTTTCTTTTTTTTCCAGTCTTTATACTCCCCAGATTCGGTGCCTGGTATAATCACCACCAAATTTTGGTATGCTTCTTTGGATTATATGCTAGGATTGGAGCCTATTAAGACTATTAACTTTGGTCTGGCAAACGTCGATCAGAACGATAACTCCAGATTTCTGAGAGCTATAAATTATGAAGTGGAACAAGGTTATGATACCTTTGGAAATATAGATGCTGGATTGTTTGCAAACAGTTTAATAACCCATGACATTGCAAAGAAGGAATGGAAGAAATACGACCACGATTATTATAAGGCATTCCCTCTTTGGAATCACAACAGTAACGGGAAATTGTACAAGGGCGTTCCAGATTCCCTAGGGAATACATTTAATTCCTATCCAGATTCTAAAATCTATATGCATTCAACCGGAAACGCCACCGGAAATAACTATATCGAAAAGATATCCAACAGAAGATCATCACAAGTAGCTTCCATTGATGCAGCTGTAATTAATCTTCTGGTTCCTGGAGATGGTAAAATCTATTCTGGTTCTAAGATAAAGTTCGCGTTCAAGTCTCCGGAATCATTAAATAATTCTCAGAGAGAGATCTACGATACGTTCTACAATGGAGATTATTTGGTTACGGGCATCAGTCATAATTTCGTTTCTTCTGAGAACTATAGAATGTCCATGAGATGTGCCAAGGAATCATTGACACTTAATGTAGAAGATTATACAAGGAATGTATAAATGAATAGTACCACAGGATTTATCGGATTCGACGGGTTTGTCTGGTTCCAGGGTGTAGTAGAAGATCGGATCGATCCTGAGAAACTTGGAAGAGTTCGTGTCCGTATTCTTGGACTACATACAGAAAATAAGACAGAGATTCCAACCGAGGATCTACCCTGGGCATATCCTATTTCCCCTGTTAATTCTGCCTCCATGAACGGAATTGGATATACACCCATGGGACCGGTTGAAGGCACATGGGTTGTTGGATTCTTCAGAGACGGCCAGAATTGCCAGGAGCCAGTCATAATGGGCACGATGACTGGCATCCCGCAGAGAGCTCCCAAGCCTGTGTTGGGGTTCGAAGATCCCAATGCAAATTATCCTAAGTCACCTGAATTTATTCTAGATCCAGATATTAACCGTCTAGCCAGAAATGAATCGATTGAACAAACAATTGTTCAATATAAACAGGATAATCTTAAAACAGAAATTCCTGTAGCTCTAGATTATTCTGAACCTTGGAGCGAACCGATTCCTGGATATAATGCCATTTATCCTTTTAATCATGTCTATCAATCAGAGTCTGGACACTATAAAGAAGTCGACGATACTCCAAATAATGAACGCCTACACGAATATCATAAGAAAGGAACGTTCACCGAAATACAATCGGATGGAACAAAAGTAACTAAAGTAGTCCAGGATAATTATGAACTGATCTATGGAAACGGTTTTGTGTGGGTCGGGGGAGCGGTAAACCTTACCGTCGACGGTGACTGCAATATTCTCTGCGGCGGATCGGCTAATATTGAAGTCAACCAAAACGCCAAAGTCCTGGTGAGAGAAGACGCGGATCTTCAGGTCTATGGTCAGATGGATATGTTTGTTGGACAGGATTTCAATCTTCAAGTTGGTGGTGATTTTAGTATCGGGGTGGGAGGAGATTTTGCAGTACAGGCCAACAATACTAGTCTGATTGCATTAGTAACAGCAGCCATGAGCGGCGCAGCGTCGGCTGAAGTCACTTCTGTTGGTCAGACTAAAGTCGCTTCTACAGGTTCTTTGACTCTGGCAGGATCTGCTGTCGGTCTTCAAGCATCTGCTCTATTATCAGTTGGTGGAGGATTAATAGATATTCAGGCACTTACCTCTGTCAAAACAGTAGCCTCTGCTTCCATTTCTTGTCTGGCTCCTTCCGTGACAAGAGGTGGTAATCCGTTCTGGACATAAGAAAGATAATATGTACCTACCATTACCTTCTATCCCTTCTATACCTGCAATTCCTGTTCCTGCAAAATTACAGAAAGCAATTGCTGAAGCCGAGAAACAAAAAAGAATCATCGATAAACGAATGCAGGATATTCAGGCAGAAATTGAAAAGGCCAAAAAATATACTGATATTGTCAATGGACTACCAACGCCTCCTGCCATTTCTTTTACATCAGACTTCGGTGTTCCTGACGTTAAACCCACCGACGTCAAGGCCTCGTTAAAAATGGAGAAAGAGAAACTTTTAAATCTGAAGAAACAGATCGAAGATAATATCAAAAAATTAAAGGATAAGAAGTCTTATACTCGTGGATCGACTTTAGATATTCCAAAACTTCCCAAGATTCCAAGTCTTCCCAGTATTCCTAGCATCATATAAATACTATCTATGGCTTCAACTATTCAGAACAGATATAAAGATTTGGATATTTCTTTCAGAAAAAATCCAAAGACTTCAGACTTTTACGAGTTAAAAGATATCGAAGCTGTAAAGAGATCAGTTAAGTTGCTGGTGCTTACCAATTTCTCCGAGAGACCGTTTCATCCTGAGATCGGATCGGCGATATACAGTACATTGTTCGACAACTTCACCCAGGAATCCAGGATCAGAATTACCAGATCGATTAAAGATGTCATAAATAATTTTGAACCAAGAGCAAAACTTCTGAACGTCACCATAAAAGAACTCCCAGACACTAATAGTTTGTACGTTAATATCTATTTCAATATTATCAATCTACCAAACCCGGTTTCTGTAGAGTTAAACCTAGAAAGAGTTAGATAAGAAATGGCTGATAACACAACCAAGATAATCTCTCAGTTGGATTTCGAGGCGATTAAATCCAATCTGTCAGCGTTCATTGCAAATAATTCTGACTTCACCGACTATAACTTCGAGGGATCTGGGCTTTCTTTTATCACGGATCTTCTGGCCTACAACACTCACTATAATGCCGTATATCTGAATATGGCAATCAACGAGAACTTCATTGACACGGCCCAGACCAGAAGTTCTATTGTTTCGCTCGCCAAGAACTTTGGGTATACTCCACGTTCCAAGAAGTCTTCTATAGCCGAACTTTCGTTTACTATCGACGAACCGGTCACCGCCAAACAGAACGGGAATACTATTTTCCTGGAACAGTCTAACTATTTCACTGGAGTTGTAGACGGAATTACCTATATCTTTTCTCCGATTGAATCTGTATCTGCCGTTTCTTCCAGCGGCAAATATACTTTCTCTGACGTAAAGGTTCGAGAAGGTTCCTATGTTACCATCAAGTATACTGTAACAGGAGCCGCGTCCGAGAAGTTCTTGATCAATAATTTCGATATCGATCTAGAGTCGATCCAAGTAACGGTTCAGAATTCAGTATCAGACACTAATATTACTACTTTCGATTTAATATCAGATATTACAACTTTGACTCCAGATTCGAATATCTTCTATCTATTCGAAACAACAAGCAGATCTTTCCAGATTCAATTCGGTGACGGAGTTCTAGGAAAGAAACTGACAGCTGGGAATATTGTCAATATTACTTACCAGACTTCTTCTGGTTCTGATGGAAATAATTGCTCGGCGTTCACTCTTTCCAATAGTATCGACAGCAGATTTACCTATGGCGATCTAGATTTCACCAACGTCGTGACTTCTTATGGCGGGGATTCAGAAGAATCTTTGGATTCGATCCGACTAAATGCTCTTCAGAATTTTAGAACCCAGGGTCGTGCAGTAACTGCTGCTGACTACAAATTCTTCATTGAACGGGATTATCCTCTGGCTCAGACCGTTTCAGTTTGGGGTGGACAAGACAACGAACCGTATCCTATCTATGGTAAAGTCTTTATCTCTTTTAAACCTGACGGAGAATTCTTTATTTCTCAGGCGGCAAAGCAGAATATATTGGACAATATTATCAGCAATAAAAATATGGTCTCTGTTATTCCAGAAATTGTAGACCCGGAATACACATTCATTCAAATAGATTCTTCTGTAAAGTTTAATCCGAACGCGACAATTCTGACAGCCGCTCAGATTAAATCTAAAGTTGTATCTACAATTCAGAATTATAATACCACAACACTTACCAAATTTGGAACCAACTTCTCTTATTCCAAGTTTACTACATTGATCGACGAATCGGACAGTTCAATTTTGGGTAATATTACAAGAATATCCCTGAGAAAGAATATGAACGTAACAGTCAATACAGCTCTGACTTATATGTTTACATTCCAGAATCAGATTCACCCTGGGTCTGTTACATCCAAATATGCGTTCAAGGCAGAAAACGACCCGACTCTTGGTAATACAACAGCTTCTTTGCAATTGGACGACGACGAAAACGGCAAGATCCGTATCTTTAAATATGCAGAAGATAATACAGGGACCAAGATTATTCTGAACGCAAACGCAGGAACCGTCGACTATGCGCTAGGTGTGGTTACACTGGATAAGTTTAAGCCTTCTCAGGTCAATTCAGACAATACTATTGACATAGTTTGTAAGCCTGCTGAATATTCAATCGGCGATATATCTTCTTATAGAAACAATATATTGACCATGATCGACACAGATATTATCGTTGATGTTAAAGAAGCCTAACCATGACCAATCCATATTCTAGAAGACTATTCCTCGATAAATTAATCCCTCAATATATTCGAGAAGAGTATCCGCTGTTCCTCAATTTCTTGAAGGAATATTATAATTATCTGGATAGAACAGTTGGACAGATCATTGCCGTGACGGTATCTGATCAGGGAAAGAATTATTCTTCGTCTCCTGTTGTTCAATTACGAATTAATGGACTGGCAGACGCGTCTTCGGATCCGGCTCAACTGGAAGCATATGTAAGTAATGGAAGACTAGAAAAGATCCTGGTCACAAATTATGGATCCGGATACGACACAGAAGACGAAGTCACTGTTTATATAGAGGATTCTACTGGTACAGGCGCAGCGGCGGAACCAATAATTGTCAGAGATCTGGGTAATGTCAATCCGGCTGTTGTCCAGGTTCTCAGCTCGCGAGACATAGATCAAGAAGTTGCATTATTAACGACGTTTCTTGAAAACGAATATATTCCTACTTTCCCTGCTAAGTTGTATTCATCGACGGCTGCGTCGGTTGAAGTGGAGAAGTTTGTCAAGTTTATTAAACAGTTCTATAATTCTGCTGGTATCGAAAATTCTATCAGATTTCTATACCGTATTCTGTTTAACACAACTGTCGATTTCTATTATCCCAAAACAGATATGCTGAGAGTGTCGGACGGAAGATGGAATATCGACCGTAAGATATACTTGTCTTCTAGTATAGATTACCTGACGTTCAGAGATCAGTATGTGGGCAAGAGAATTCTGGAAGAATCTGGTGCTACTGCGATTATTGAAGCAGTGGATAAAATCACGGTTTCCACAGTAGATTATATTGCACTAACGATCTCAAATATTAATGGTACGTTTAACGAATCCGGATCCAAGAAAGTCTATAATTATCCAATCACAGGTATACAAGAACTGTTAGGATCAACTTATGTATATAATGGAAAGGTCCTGACTCTTGGACAGGGGTATTATCTTTCTGACGAAGGTCAGCCTTCTTCAAGAAAACGAATCCAGGATTCGACGTACTATCAAGATTTTTCGTATGAATTACAATCGGAAGAATCGATTAAATCGTTTAAGAACGTCGTCGAAAATCTATTCCATCCAGCTGGATTAAGATACTTCATTAAGATTACATTGTCTTCTGCTGCTGCTCTTGACGAACAGGTTCTGAATAACGAAACTAATATTATCAACTTTGCAGACGAAGAATTTGTGAGCGAGTTATCGCCGAGTGCATATTCCCTGGGCCCAATTAATTTGGATATCGATCTGAACAAAGCCGTTACATATCCTGTTCCATACGTAGATTTCACATCAACTGTTTCTGTATCATTGGTTTCTCAGTCAACAGTTGATATTTCTGACACCGCCAGGTTTTCTAATAATAGCGACGAATATTTAAACTTCTCTGTAATTATCACAGAAGGTTCTAATACATTCTATAGATACGTCACAGCATATAATACAAGTACCAAAGTCATTACTTTGGATTCGGCGTTCACTCCTTCTTCTTCGCCGATTACATATAGACTGATTCAGAATTATAGAATTGCCTCTATGGATTATACCAACAAGAAAATGACGCTTTCTTCGTTGGATCCTATGAGATACATTCCATTTACAAACAACGTCTCTTCTGTGTTGTCGGCCGCAACTGATACTGGATCTACTGGGATTGTACTGGACCTATCAGATACACTAAACGTCAAGGTCGGGGATGTCATCCAGGTAGATTCAGAGAAGATGATTGTCAACTGGACAAAAGGTGCAACAGGAGTATTAAATCTAAGCGTGACGAGAGCCGCATCCGGTACCTCCCCCGCCACTCACACCAAAGGCGCAACAGCCTATAATACTACAGATCATAGATATCTTGGCTGGAGAATCTATATTACTTCTGGTCCAGCCGCTGGACAATTTGGGAAAGTAACTGCGTATGGAGCGACCGGAGTCTTAACATATTCTACTGCATATACTTTACACGCTTCCGGCGCAACTGCCCCTACAACAAATTCTACATATTACCTGTTACCAGATTTTGCTGGAGCAACCGGTGCTGGTAACGACGGGTATTATACAACCGGATCTACTGGTATTTCTTCTATTAATGTTTCGAACGGAGGTTCTGGTTATGTAACAGGTGCTGGATATGGTGTTCGTGTAGATATTACAGCGCCGATTGGAGCCACCGGAACTGGATATGCAAAAGCAGCTGGTGCCACAGCCACTGTAGTGAGCGGTGTAATTACTGCCGTCACGGTATATGACGCAGGAAAATACTACCTATTCGCTCCTAACGTAACATTTACTCAACTAGGAGCAACAGGCATTCTAAGAACAGCATATGCATATGCAAGCCTAAACAATACAAATTCTCCTTCTTCTGATTATATGAAGTTCTCAGAACTTGGTGGAACTGTTCTATATATTCCATCTGGTGCCACGGCGTTTGTTCCTGCTAAGGCTTCGGCTACCCTACAAAATAAAACCACCAGGCTAACCACTGCCATGGATTCTACAGGAATATATATCAGAGTCCAGAGCAGTTCAGTCTTAAATGCGTTCGATGTTGTTCAGATAGAGAACGAAAAGCTATTATTATTATCGGATTATGACAATGTACAGAACGTCTTTAAAGTACTCCGAGGATATGATGGTACAACAGCGGCGGCGCATTCTTCCGGAATGTTGGTAGAAGTCGTGGGGTCGACACAAGATGCTCATAATGTTCTGAGGAGTGTTGTTAGTTGTGACATAACAACTAATGGAAATGGATATTTTTCTTCTCCTAGAGTATATTTCACTGGCGGAGAAGGAACTGGAGCAGCAGCAAGTTCAACAGTTACCAATGGACAGGTCAGCAATATCGTCATGACAAACGCAGGTAGCGGATATATATCTGCTCCTATGGTTGAAATAGAAGAACCCGGAATTAAATCCGGGGACAGAGTTATTCAACTACAAACAACCGGAGCAACTGGAATATATGCAATGGGAACTGTAGACTACTGGGATCGCTCAGCGAACTTGTTGTATATCAAAAAGGATTTCGGTTCGCCAGATTTCGATTATTCCACTATCAATTATAATGGTATAAATATTCCTGTAAGCGGAGCTACTGGGATAGTCTATTATAAGACAACTGGTAAGGCGACGAATTCCCTTCCAGAATCAGAAATCAACATTATCTAAAAGGTCAAATAAGAAATGCCAAATATTTTAACATCTAATCTAAGACATAAAAATGTACAGAATTTCTTAGATACTATTACCAATGAAAGTGTTTATTTCGGGTTCTCTAATCCAATCGATTGGACAGATCCTACCATTCCGGACAGCCCAATAGATAACTATAATATCACTAGCGATTGTTTTAGTGATATGTTGTACGCCAAACGACTAACTTCTTCCAACGCTTCTCGTGTAATTAGAAATAATGCATGGGTGTCGGGTTCTAGGTATCAACAATATTCTGGCACTGAAGACATTAATAATCTGATTAGAACTAAGACATATTCTACTGCAACAGCCACCGCTATTATTAGCGGAAGTGGAGTTGTATCAGGGTTTAGTATTACTAATCCTGGAACAGAATATACTTCTGTTCCAAGCGTGACAATTTCTGGATCGGCAACTGCTACAGCTATTATATCCTCTGGGTCGGTTATTGGGTTTACGTTGACCTCTCCTGGTTCCGGATATACTACTGCTCCTACAGTAACAATTGCAGCTCCATCAGCCATTACAACAACGCCGTTTGATTTAAAACCCTTTTATGTAATTACAGACGACCTTAACGTCTTTAAGTGTATTGGCAACAATAGCGGCGGTTTATCCACAGTCAAACCAACTGTTCCTTCTCCTGTAACTGCAACACTAACCACAGCAGATAGTTATCAATGGAAATACTTATACACGGTTTCTTCCGCAGACGCAGAGAAATTCTATAATTCCAATTGGATTCCTGTCAAAACATTGTCCTCCGACGATGGATCAACTCAGTGGACAGTACAGGCTGCAGCTGAATCCGGGTCCTCTCCGTATCATGGAGCCAATGTGGTCAAGGAATTACATGCCACAAACTTAATGGTTAAGGTTAGAGTTTCTGGAAACGAAGGCGGAGAGATCGTCGACACAAATGACTATAGGCAGATTTCATTGGTGCTTAATCCTGTGGCCACTGGATCTGTATATTCTCCTACCGGAACTTCTACTAGCACAACGTTGAATTTAAACGCCACCCACGTTACGGCGTTCGGGTCTGATACTTCTTTGTTGTATTATCCTAATGCTGGTACAAAGATCGTTATTATTTCTGGTCCAGGAAAGGGACAGATTAGAGAAATAGCAAGTTATGCAACGAGTGTTGTTACTCTAAAGTCTGGGACTACCTGGGATGTTATACCAACAACAGCATCAACTTATGGGTTTATTACCAAGGCCACGTCCTTGAATCAAACCACAATATTGACAATGACCAGTCCTTCCGGATCGTTTGCTTTAGACGGCACAATTAATCAATCGTCCTCTGGTGCCAGCGGTAAAATTGCCAAATATGATTCAACTACTAATAAAATCTATTTAACTTCTGTTAGCGGTACGTTTAATACTTCTGCTATCAGTGGAGCTGGGACGGCCACTAGTGTCGCCGTTACCAATCCTAGAATGGTGACATTATCCGGAGACGTGATGTATTTGGAAAATAGAAAAGCTATTACTAGATATCCAGATCAGATAGAAGACGTTAAAGTTATTATTCAATACTAATAGTATAAATAACTAAGAGGCGATCAAAAGAATGTCCGTTATCAAACAACTAAATTCTGCACCATATTTTGACGATTATTCTCCAGAAGATAAAGACTTCCTACGAATTCTGTTCAGACCTGGTTATGCTGTACAAGCCAGAGAATTGAACCAGATGCAGTCCATCCTCCAAACTCAAGTGGAAAGATTCGGGAATCATATCTTCAAGGACGGATCCATTGTTGTGGGCGGACAGACAACCGTTGACTGTCAGACTCCTAGATATATTACTATCGCCGACACATATAATAGTGCAGCAGTAAATGTTAATGAATTTTTAGGAAAGGTGATTGTTGGTTCTACCAATTCGGCCCAGGGTCTAGTTGTAGCAGTAGACGACGGAACCGATGCAACTGTTCCTAAGACTCTAATCTACAAACCTCTTAATGGATATTCTTTCACAACCTCGGACACTCTTTCCGTAGAATCGGTTTCGATGGCCACGGTTCGTAGTTCGTCTTTTATAGCAGAAGACTCGGCCACGTATTCATCGATGGGACCATCTTCTACTGTTTCTATCGATTCAGGGATTTTCTTCACCCAAGGAATATTTGTAATTAATTCTGCTCAAACAACCTGGTTAGATAAGTATACAAACTCTCCAAACAAATTAGCAGGATTAGATTCTTCAGTAAATATCATCGACGACATCGATGACGATACTTTACTAGACAACGCAAACGGTTCCTATAATTATGCTGCTCCTGGTGCGCACCGTCTAAAGATTGATTTGACCTTGCAGTCTCAAGAAGTTGGATACACTTCTGATACCTTCATTCAATTATTAGAAGCGAGGGAAGGCCAACTATACAAACAAATTCCTCGTCCTTCCTATTCTGAGATTATGAAAACCCTTGCTCGTAGAACTTTCGACGAGTCAGGAGACTATACAGTCAAGCCTTTCATCCTGAACCTGGAGAGCGACCAAACAGATAGTACCAACTTAGTCGCTAGAATTTCTAAGGGTAAGGCATATGTAAAGGGTTATGAAGTAGAAACAATTACCACCCAGGAATTGGATGTTCCAAAGGCAAGAACAACTGCCAGCGAAAATAATAAAGGCGTCTCTATCACATACGGTAATTATGTGCAGGTTGCAATTGTTGCTGGATTGCCAGACATTAATAACGGTAATACCGGACCTTCTTCCGCGCCTGGTATGAATTTTTATCTGTATAATGTCAGCAGCGTAAAAATCGGATCTGCTAAAGTAAGAGATATAGATTTTGTTACTTCGGCTACATTCAATTTTTATCTGTTCGATGTAGTAATGGATACAGGTTATGCGTTCACGGATGTTACCAAAATATCCAATCATACCTCTACATACAACAGCGGAACATGTTACGGAACAATTGCTTCCTCAGTACTAACCAAACCTGAACAAACTCCTCTGGTTTATAATCTAGGATATGGAGCAGTTTCCAGTTTAGCTGATTATAATTTCAGTTACTCTTATTATCAATCTATTTCTACAGTTTCTGGAAGCGGTCCATACACTATTACGCTTTCTACTCTGAGTGTTGGTTCTGGAACATATTCTAGCAGCGCGTCTGATTATTATGTAATCAATAACGCAGGAACTAAAATCGTTCCTTCTTCAACCCCTACCCCCACTAATGGAGGCAGAGACGTCATATTATCGTTTAGCGCCAGCTTTACTAGTTGTAAAGTCGTTGCGAAAATATTTAATGGCAACCCAACAATTAACTCAAAGACCAGAGTGTCGGTGCGTGCTGCTGAAGGATATTTTGCAGCTAGTTCCACTAATTCGCATAGTGTTACATTAAAGAATACCGCGAACGGCACCGACGTTGATTTCTATAAAAACGGGAAGTTGGTTGTAACTTCCGGACCCAACAAAAGCCTGACAACATTTTATGATATTGTCGGGTATAATCAAACCACAAAAACTGTTACGTTAGATGGTACTGGTCCTACCATCACCGCCGGAGTTACAGATTATTATAAGATTTGTCCTGCGTTTACTGCTGGCACAGCTGATTTAGCCACAGGAGTACAGTATTCAGCGACAACAACAGGCGCGATTTCTTTGGGTAAGGCAGATGGAATTAAAATAGTAAAGATTCTATCCAATGTTTCTAGCCCAACTATGAACGATTGGTTCGACGAATCTAAGAACGTAACTAATAAATTTGTCTTTGACAATGGTCAGCGAGACAATTATTATGATCTTGCTTCGGTATCGTTAATAGCAGGACAGACGGTTCCTGGACCTGTTGCTATTTTCTTCGAATACTACAGTCATACCATCAATGGCGGAATGTTTGTTGCGAATTCTTATCCAGCAGCGGACGCAAGCAATCCACAAATTTATATCGACTCCAACAAAAACAAGATCAATTTGTTGAACGCTATCGATTGCAGACCCACTAAGACAAACTCTACGACGTTCTCTTCTCCGGTTATTATCCCTAAAGTTAATAGCACATATTCTGCTGATGTTACATACTATCTACCGAGAATCGATAAGATTGCTGTAACAGTGGATGGTACGTTCACAAATATCCAGGGGATCCCTTCACTGACTCCTAAAGTTCCTAAGGATATTGACAACGGAATGACGATGTATCAAATGTATATTCCGGCATATACTTATACTCCCGACTCTGTCATAATGAAGTTCATTGAAAATAAACGATATACAATGAGGGATATCGGTAAATTAGAAAAGAGAATCGAGAACGTTGAATACTATACATCTCTTTCTGCGCTAGAACAAAATACTGCGTTGTTTAATGTAAAGGATACAGCCGGTACAGATAGATTTAAAAACGGAATCCTTGTCGATTCTTTCTCTGGACATAATATCGGAGACGTATCTAATGCTGATTACCATTGCTCCATGGATATTCAGGCTCAGGAACTAAGACCAGAGTTCAGACAGAAGGGATATAAGTTAACTCCTGTTTCGTTTACAGGAGCAACTGGAGTTGGTAATTTAATTACAGCAAGTTATGGCGCAACTAGTTTCGTTACGCAAACCGTTGCGTCCAGATCTGTAAATGTTAATCCTTTCTCTGTGTTTAATTGGATCGGCAAGGTTACTCTTTCTCCAAATAACGATTTCTGGAAAGATACTAAACTTGTTCCAAGAAACGTCAACAACCCATCTGGCGCGTTAGATAACGTCACAGCAGGAAAGAATCCTTTTGGTACATTGTTTAACCAATGGAATTCAATGTGGTTTGGGACAGAAACAGTCACGACTGGATTTGAGGAAGTCAGTATTCCTGAACAAACCTGGAGCGGCACTCATGTTGAATTCGTTCCAGCTGGAAATCTGATTCCTGCAGGAACTGCAAATTCAACCGACATCACTTCTATTGCTGATACAGGACAGAATTCAAGCGGTACAGTTACAATTCCTGAGAACAGTTCTGCTCAACCAGGTGCCTGGATTTTGACTCCATTCACTCAGGTAATTCCTGCTACAACTTCTCAGCGGCCGATCACTGAAACAGTAACCGTTCCGACTCCTCCGCCAATTAAATTAACAACTCTGCAGTCCGGGAATATTGTGGCCGATGTTAGTATGTCTGAATATATCAGACCGAAGACAATTGTGTTTAGCGCAGTTGGAATGAAGCCCAATACTACTGTATATCCTTTCTTTGATGGTAAGAATGTTAGTAGCTATGTAACTTTTAATAGTGCAACCACTGACAATAACGGCAATATTTCCGGTTCGTTTGCTATTCCAGCGGGACAGTTCTTTGTTGGCGATAGAATATTCTTGTTGACGGATTCTTCTACTGGAAATCGCGCGCAAGAATCAACCAGCGCTGAAAGCAAATATGTTGCTCACGGATTAGAGGAACAAACAACCACCCTAGATATTCCTGTTTCGTTGCCAGATCCTAACTCTCCTTTCTGGAGAAACGCTCCGACTCCTCCAAGACCGGTCGACCCTCTGGCACAAACATTCTTTGTTGATCCAGTTATCTATCCGGAAGGAATCTTTATACCAAAGGTGGATCTATATTTCAAAACCAAGGATTCTTCTGTTGGTTTGACAGTACAAATCAGAGAAACTCTGAATGGATATCCATCTTCGACCAATGTTATTGTTGATACAGTAGTGCCTTCTGCGTCGATTAATACATCTGACGATGCTTCTTTGGCAACTACAGTTACGTTCCCTAATGTTGTATACCTCTCGCCAGGTGAATATGCTATTGTTCTAATGGCGAATTCGAACAATTATGAAGCGTGGGTCGCGCAAATTGGAGAAGCTCAGGTAGGAGGAAACCAAGATATTATTTCCTCGCAGCCGTATGTTGGTTCATTATTCAAGTCTCAAAATGCATCAACATGGACCGCAGAACAAACACAAGACCTGACGTTCAAGTTGTATAAGTGTAAGTTCACTACAGGAAACTTCACAGTAGAATGTAGTGACTGGGACGAAACTGACGCAGAGAATATTGTAACCCTTTCTACAGTAAGAGCGACGTCGGCAACAAACTCGATTACTGGTGCTACTGGGGTTGGCGGGGTAAATGGCATAATTAAAGTTCCATACAATCCATATGCAACTGGATCTGTAGTGACATATACTGGTAGCGTTAATATTGGTATGGGAACTTCTGGTACATATTACGTTGAAAGAATCAATGCTGACTATTTGAAATTATATTCAGATAGCGGTAGAACAACATATGTCGGCGCGACCGGAACGTTTAGCGGAACACATACTCTGAGCGGAACTGGCGCCAAGGTACTATATCTTGACTCATTATTGACAAACAATGTTGTATATGGATCCAAGGTTACTGGTACAGTTGGTATCAATAATTCCAACACCACGGTAACTGGCGGCTCGATATTCGATAATACTATTGTTATGAGTAACGATATCACGGCCACTGTTCCTGCAGGAACTGCTATTACATTTAAGAGAAAGCCAGAAGGAACTGCAATCAGTAACGTAATCATGGTTCCTAATGCTGTGTTTAATCCATTCTCTTCTTGCTCAGTAACTCAGTCTGTCAAGGGAGCAACCGGACCGGGATCGTTCGATGTAAATACGGTTTCTTGGGTCGACGTTCCTGTAAATAAAAACTATCAATATACATCTATTCATAACGTGGAACCTGCAATGGAATCATTTAGAAAGAAGATCTATTTCTCTACTTCTTCAGAACATGTATCTCCTGTTATTAACGCAACTAGACAGTCTGTTGTGCAGGTAGAAAATATCATCAACAACGATTATACAAACGAAACCCAGTCCTCTGGTTCTGGTGGTAATGCGTGGGCAAGATATATCACAAGGAAGGTCACTCTTGCTGATAATTCCAGCTACATGAAGGTTTACCTAACAGCCAATAAACCTTATGGAACTACCGTCAAAGTTTACTATAAAGTTAGATCTTCTGAAGACAGTTCTACTTTAGATAGCAGAAGCTGGACGGAAATGACTCAGGATTCACCCGACGCCAGCAAGGTGACAACCGATCCAAACGAATTCTTGGAATATGTATACGTTCCTGCTTCAACGCAAGTAGAGAATTCTCCATTGGCAATCAAGTATACAAATGGAGCAACGTATCATAACTTTATTGAATATGCAATCAAGATTGTTATGTTGTCGGATAATACTTGTAATATCCCTAGAGTTGCAGACTTAAGAACAATTGTTACAATATAAAGAGTAATATGCCATACATTAAAACAGAAGCGCCAGGTGTCCTCCGAGACCCTCATTCTAAAGCATTGGTATTTGTCGACAATTCTGCAGCTAAACGAGAGTTCCTTGACAGAGCGGCTGAGAAGCAGCATATACAATCTGAGATAAATACTCTAAAGCAAGCAGTTAATGATATTCAGAATACAGTACAACACGAGATATCTGAATTGAAGTCTCTCCTACTAACGTATATTTCTGATAAAGGAAGCGTTTAACAACAAATGGCATCCACAATTAGTAGACTAAAAAGTACAGATTCTCTTGTTCAATGGGCAGAAAAGGTAAACTCCTTAGCCGAGTCGTTCGAGAGTTTCAATCAGGTCAGTGGAAGTATTACTTCTAATGGAACAACAACAGCAAATCAGATTGCTGTATTCGGAACTGCGTGGGGCAATTATACAGCGACAGGCGACGTACAGGTTACCTCCATTGTTACTAGTTCTTCGCCAACAGCAACATTCACCTTACAATCTGCTGCCATTACAGGCAAGACCGAACTCACTCAGTTTGCTTCTATAGAATCGGATTATCTATTAATCTATAATTCTGGTTCTATTAAAAAAGTAAGGGCCAAATTTGTAACTCCTCCCGCTGGTGTTTCTGGACAAGTACAATTTCATGCAGGAGCAACCGGATTTGCTGGAGCAACTGGATTCACATTCAATTCTACCACACAGACATTAAGCGTTGATAATGCATCTGTTGGCACAGGATTCACTATAGCCAACAAAGCAGTAAGTCTTGGTGGCAATTTTACATTGTCTGGTTCGTCAGACGTCACACTAATTTCGACTGGAAATACTAGCGTAACATTACCAACTTCTGGTACATTACTTTCTAGTACTGTGACTTCGCTGCCATCGTTGACAACTATTGGTACACTGAGTTCATTAACAGTAAACGGGAACGTATCCATAACAGGAACAGGTACTCTTGCTGTTGCTGGGGCTGTGACTCTATCTTCCAGTCTTAGCGCAACAGCTTTAACTGCTAGTGGCGCTGTAACTGGCGCAACATTGGTAGGAACGATAAGCACCGCCGCGCAGCCTAATATTACTTCTCTTGGTGTTATTGCTTCTCTTTCTACTGGAAATATTGGAGCGACTGGCGCAGTTACGATTGGGTATACTCTTGGGGCAACTGGCGCGGTAACTTTTAAAAGTACTCTAGATGTAACTGGTAATACTACTATTATCGGAACATTGGGGTCAACCGGCGCAGTTACCTTTAAATCTACAGCAACAATACACAATAATACTACAGTTGGTGGAACATTTGGTGCCACCGGAGCTGTTACTTTTAATTCGACGTTGAACGTATCTGGTTCCGCTACAATGACAAACATTGGCGCCACCGGCATCGTCTCCTTTAAAAATGTATACATGGGAGGAGGAGGGTTGAACGTAGGAGCCACAGGCGCTGGGTCAGGAGAAATTCGAGCCACCGGAGACATTACAGCATTCTATTCGTCTGACGCTAGATTCAAAGATAATGTTTCAGAAATCCCGAACGCGCTGGATAAAATTGCGTTGATTCGTGGTGTTACTTTTGATTGGAACGACGAGTATATCAACGCCCACGGCGGCGAAGATCCTATGTTCATGAGAAAAAGAGACGTCGGGGTAATCGCTCAGGAAATTAGAACTGTGTTACCTGAACTAGTTGTAGAAAGATCAGAAGGATATCTCGCAGTTAAATACGATAGGATTGTTGCGTTGTTGATTCAAGGCATCAAAGAATTGGACGCAAAGATAGGAAAGAACTAACATGGGAATTGGAACGACAGACATAAAGTTCTCAGATATTAGAAACCTTCTTTCTACATATGCTAGTTACTCCGGATCCTATTCAATCCATTCTATGGAATCGGCGGCGTATGCCAACAACGCAAACGACGTTGGTGGTTCGTTAACTAATTCAAATCCAAATTCAGCCAGCGAATTCGCAAACTGGAAAGCCAAAACAACCGGAACTAGTTATGTATATCCAACCCTTTCTACCACAGGAGCGTCGAACGGGCACATATCGCTAAGTGGCGGCGACGGAAATACATACGGAAACATTACGTTTAATAACGTATTTACAGGATCCTGGAATATTGCTAGTCTTAGTATATCCGGTTCTGGTTACGGATGGGGCGCAGATACGTATTACTTCCAGGACCCGGACACTTCTCAATATATTGGCTATGTTGTTGCGGTTAGCGATACTATCGATACAGGGGCAGGAGCAACAATAGTATTAACGGTTCCATACATTGATACTTCTTGGAATTCTGGAGCGACCCCATCTTCTAGTAAGAGTTTTTCTTTTCCGTATCCTCCTTCTGGAGTAAACACACCAACTTGGAGCGGAATTTATACTGCTAGGTACACCGCAATTAACTCGTTTTCTATTACTAATGGAACAACATACGAATTTCCGAATGCCTGGTGGATTTGGCAGGGAGGTTCTAGCTGTTCTGTCAGTGTCACTGACAGCGCAGGAGGTTCTGTTAGCGGCGGAACAGGCACGTTCTATCAAGGAACTTCTTCTTCGATATCCCCAACAGTCACACGATCTGGTACAACTTACATCTAAATAATATTATATGTCAAACTTATCTTCATTTCTTGGCGGTTCTTCTCCGAAAGTAAGCTACTTCACCGGAACTGGCTCGAACACGTTCACTAAGCCTGCCAATGTTTCGTGGGTAAAGGCGCTACTAGTTGGGGCTGGAGGCGGATCGTATAATGGTGGTTCCGCCAACGGCGGTGGCGGTGGCGGAGGGGAAGTGATTCTGATTCCTGTATATTTAACTGGAAATTCTACTATATCGGTCGGCGCTGGACAAGGAGGAGATGTGGGCGACGGTGCCAATACTACCATGACAACTAATCAAGGTGTCACTGTTACTGCATATGGAGGGACCAGAACTTTGACTGACGCTGGTGCGATGGGAGGCGGGGGAACTGGTATAGGAGGAGCAGGCGCAGCAACCACATCTGATAAAGGAGCAGCAGGGTCTGCATCTGGGACCGTGTTCGGTGGCGGAGGTGGTGGATATGGTAGTGGTGGATCAACGAACGGGGGAGCCTGTTTGTACCAAGGATCCGCAGGAGGAACAGGAAGTTCTGGTCGTGGTGGCGGCGGCGGTTCTTTCGGTCCAGGTGCCAACGGCGGCAATAGTGGAGCTTCGAATACTGGAGCAGGCGGCGGAGGTCCGACCGGCGGGCCAACTTCCGGCGGCAGCGGATTAGCCATTGTATACTATTTGGGATAATCATGCTACCTATCCACCAACAAATTCACACCAGTTTCTTTTCTCCTCACATTAAATCTGGAGAAGAGTACGACTATACATATGTGGTCAATGGCGGACACTATAACCTATCGTCTTTTGATAAAGAGGCTATGTTTGTATTACCTCCAACACCAGAAGTAGGTACTACTATATATTTCGCAGACGGTAATGCTTCGACCAAATGGTTCCCAGTAAAAATTCACCGGAACGGTAATCTAATCATGGGAGAGAAGGAACATATGAACTGCGATGTTCCTAATGCGAACTTTAAGTTAACATACGTTGGTGGATACATAGGATGGCAGGTTTCAGCAGATCTAAGATTTATTCCTGAAGGTGTATTATAATGACATTCCGATTAGCGCAACTACAAGACAACACTGTAATTAACGTCGTTCTTTGCGACGAACAGTATACATATGAATTTCCTGGATATATTCGAGTAGATAATCTGACACCAGAACCTGGAATCGGATGGACCTATTCCAATGATACGTTTACGCCTCCGCCTCCAACTACACCTCCTCCCGTAACAGTATTCACTAAGTTCCAATTCCGATCTAAATTCACCCTTCCTGAATTGCTTTCTATCGATAATTCTGGCTTTAATCCAGTACTAGACGCAACCACGAAGGCAACTCTCAATACTATTCAGAAGAACTTCGACGCGGCGGAAAATATCGATATCACCAATCCTGCAACCATTCAAGGCATTCAGTACCTGGTATCTGTTGGTTTGCTGACCACAGAAAGAGCCACAGAAATCCTGACTCCATAAATACCTGTATGATTCATGCAGGAATAGATTATTCTTTAACCTCCCCAGCGGTGTGCGTCTACAATGATGCACACCCTTTTTGTTTTCAAAACTGTTCTTTCGATGTACTTTCCGACAAGAAAGTTACTAATCTTTGTAAGAACGTATCCATATTTCCTCACTGTAAGTGGGAAGTCTCAGACGAGAGATATCATAATATAGCTAATCACTTCTATAGATCGGATCTGATCGTGGCCGACAATATTCTAATAGAAGACTACTCGCTGGGGTCCAAGGGAAAAGTCTTTCATATCGCAGAAAATACGGAGGTCCTACAGTACAATCTATGGAGAAACGCAAAGAAGTACAAGAAGATCCCACCGACATCGCTGAAGAAATGGGTTACTGGCAAAGGGAATGCTACCAAAGAACTAATGTACGAACAGTTTCTGAAAGAAGAGAAGATAGACCTCAGCTCTATGATTTTTACCTCTGCATCACGCCGATCAACGAAGATTGATTCTCCTATCTCTGATATCGTGGATTCGTTTTATCTTTGTAAGTATGCGTTTGTAAATCAATAAATAGTATTATGAAATCCTTTTCCGAATATTCTAAGTCATTAGCATATCACCTGGAGAACAAGATTCCTCTGTCTGAGTCAGTATTCAGATACGGATCCCAGGGACACTTTGATCTGATTAACGAGGCGAGGCAGTTACAAGACTGCCTCGAACTCTCAGATACAGATAAAGAACTCCTGGCTACTGATATCGGAACTGTTGGAATCTATGAAGGAAAAGAAGTTCCTCTGGATTTCCCTATGCTCTCTGAGGCAGAATATCACGGTAAGAACGTAGAGTTAGATAAACCCAAACGCGGTGGTCCCAAGAAATATTATGTGTATGTGAAGAACTCGTCAGGAAACATAATCAAAGTGTCGTTCGGTGATACTTCTGGACTAAAAGAGAAGATTAGTAATCCGGCAGCTCGGAAGTCTTTTGTGGCTAGACATAAGTGCGATCAGAAAAAAGATAAGACTACACCTGGATACTGGAGTTGTCGTTTGCCACATTATGCCAAGTCTCTGGGATTAAGCGGCGGAGGAAATTTCTTTTGGTAGAATTGATTTATAACGACACTCCTTGCGGGGTAGAGTATTTTATTCGCGACTTTAAAGAAGACATACAAGAAGCAGACCTTGTTTGGCACCGAGATTATAAGTCTAGAAACATATATGTTATTGCAGGAGAAGGCTGGAAGCTGCAGTTCGACAACGAACTTCCGTTTGAACTTAAAGTCGGCGATAACTGGTTCATCCCTTCTATGCAGTTTCATAGATTATGGCGCGGATCAGGAACGCTTAGTTTAAAGATAAGAGAGATGGACTAAATGGCATTTACACCATCAACATACGACCAATCAAATCCGGCGCTGTTTAAGCTGACGTTCGACAAGCTCCCGAACGTGGTATACATGTCATATTCTATTGCTCTTCCTGGAGTAAACTTGAACGCAATCCTTCAGCCAACACCCGTAAGAGATAGACCTATTCCTGGCGATAAGTTGAATTTCGATCCCCTGACTGTAAACTTTATTGTTCAGGAAAATTTGGCAAACTATATTGAAGTATTCAACTGGATGACAGGAATCAGCCGTACAACTTCAACCGAAGAATATAAAGCATATAAAGCTGCTAATCAAAATAGATATTCCGACGCTCAACTTACCGTACTATCTAATAAGTACAATCCAATCATGAGAGTCACGTTTGTCGACTGTTGGCCGACCTCTCTGGCTCCATTGACATACGACGCTCAAATCGCACCAGCCCAGCCTATTACTACAGAAGCAACCTTCCAATATTCCTACTATAAGGTAGAGACGCTATAATGCTATCCTTTAAAGAATTTCTAACAGAAGCTAAAAAGAAACCCATGGTGTATCTTGACATGGATGGTGTGCTCTGCGATTTCTTTGCAGCTTGGTGGGAGTTTCATAAGAAGAACGCCAAGAAAATGTACGCGGCTGAATCCTGGGAAGATCTGAAAAAGATTCCCAAGAACGTAAGAGACAAAGAACTTGCAACCCTTCCGAACGCCGAAGAATTCTTTGCGACGTTAAAGCCCCTTCCTGGCGGGAAGAAGATTGTACATTTTCTGAGAGACAATGACACCCCGTTTCAAATCTTATCGACTCCACTCGGGTCGGATAGAGAAGGATCTATCAGCGGCAAAACAAAATGGTTAGAAGCCCATGGACTGGGCAATGTGAAGGCAAACTTCGAAGAGAACAAGGCCAAGTATGCAAAGAAGGGCGATATTCTGGTAGACGACTATGGTGTAAATATTGCCAAGTGGAACCTTGCAGGTGGAGTTGGAATAAAGCACGACGAAGATACAACAGACAACACTCTTGAACTGTTGGCTAAATACCTCTTAGGAAAATAAGATGCTATCATTTAAAAACTTTTTAACAGAAGCAGAAAAAAAATTAGATATTAAGCAGCAAATTCTTGCTCAACTTAGAACAAGAACCTCGGACGATGACATCTTCAATAAGATCGAAAACATCTTAGTGAAATATTCGGGCGATAAAGATTGGGTTGACTCCGTCCAAGGATCGTTTAAGGTCCGCGGAGCGCAATTCGATAAGGACATCGACAAATATGTTATCAATTTCTTTGTGGATGTGTTAGATCAGATTGGGTTCAGACAATCTAATTATAAAGGAATTGCTGAATTTTGTGATAGCTTTGCTCAAGGAAAAGAATTCATCAACATTGATAAGTTACTAACACCCACAAAGGGTGCTGCTCTTACGCAGATCCCAGATTTATGGTTAAAAGACAAAAACACTTCTCCTGCTGTCGACTCGTTTTTAACTGAGTTGTACAAAATTGCATATTCAGCTAAACTTGGATCTAAGACGGACGCGGGTCCGGGAGAAGTATTTCTTGCTGTTATCTCTAAGAATATCTACTTTCCTTCTTCTGTTGCAGCTACACCAGAAGAAATCGGCGGGGATATTGTTATTAGAGGTAGAAAGATCGAAATTAAGGGAGAAGGCGGAAGGATCTACGATCCTTCCGTATTCCCGACAATAGATAAAAAAACCAACCAAGCATTCATTACAGCAGTAAAAGCAACAGAAAACGTAACAGTGGCAGACTTCGCTACAGCAGCTCCTTCTCTAAGAAAGAACCCAGCTGTTGTAAAATACATAAACGAACTATTCCAAAACGCAGATGCATCTCTAGTAAAGACCCTCATCAATAGTATTGGCACAGAAGAATTTAAGCTGAATTGGTTGAGTGCTTTGGGATTGACGTATGCCAAGAAGAAGAAATTTGATGGGTACTTGTATGTTAAAAAGAACGGCACTATTGGTTATTATGCCGCGACACCTGAAGGTATGACGAACATGAAAGAAGTAATGTACTACAATTATGTTTGTAAACCAAAGGGACAACCAAGAGACATGTTTGCCAGCTTTAAGGCAGACAGAGCGAAGAAGTCTAAATAAACTGCTTGTCGTCGTATCCTGTAAATAGATCCAGGCCGTGTTCGGCAAACGCCTCTTTCATCTCGAAGAAACGTGGTCCATGTGTCATCCGGGAGTAGTTTATCTGCTCCCACACATGGACCATTTCATGGGCTAAGATGGTAATGAAGAATTTACGATTGGTATAATTGGGCCGTAGTTTAATATAAAATTGTTTATCTTTGTACTCGCAATATGCCCACCAGTCTGTAGGCAATCCGCACTTAACTTCAAACACAACCTCGGAAGAAGGCGGTAACTCTCCGTTAAAGACAGTTCTATTAAGTTGTGTGTAATTTCTTTTCACACCCCTAACAGTTGGCCTATACATAAGCTAGAACTTCTTTTTGCCTATAGAGTACTTAGAAACTAGTTCCCAGCTATCCTTTTCGTCAAAGGATAATATCTTAATCTTATTATAGGGACAGAACACTTGCATCTTGGAAGGGTATGTGTCGCCTTCCTTTCCAACAATGTTACACAATCCCCACTCTTGGAGTAGTCTCGCGATCGAATTACGACGAGCAATATCTGACTCGTCAAGGGTTGCCGCGCGACCATCTAGAGCGAATAATTCTTTAAAGTGGACGATATAATAATTGCCACGCTTGTGTAGAATGTGACAAGACTGATACAGTTTCCTATCCTTATTAGACGCAATACCAATACGAGTAAGAGTTTCCTTTACCTTTAGGAAATCGTCTCTTGATTCCAGTGTTACTTCGATCAAAGAATCAATCATTTCTTTATTCCACCTTTATCCAATTCGGCTTTAATGTGCGCCAAATCATCTTTAGAAAACAGTGGAAGAACTTCTTTGGCTCTCTTGGTAGAGTAGCCATAATAATCTTTGATCAGCTGCACATCAGACGGCAGCTTATACTTCAACCATGGAGAATATCGATACTTCTTCCTGACTGCGTTCAGGTAGTATTTATACTGAATTCTCTTGTCTAATCCAGGACGTTGATTTAACTCGTTCGCTGCCAGAATAGTATCTACGTGAAACGACATGGTACGATTGATGACAAAGGGGACATAGTCCCCTTGATTATACTCATCGAGTAGATCGTGATCTTTGGTCTGATTAATGGATTTTAGAATATCCCCGAGTTCTGGCATATTATTTCCACAAACATTCAGCCATCAACATAATCAACATAGCCGACAAATTTAATTCGTGGTCTGCCACGAACGCAGATTTGTATGAATAGTCAGCAAGAATAATGATAGCCTGAGGGATAGAAGCAGGTTGAAGATGATCCTCTATAGAATCGAACAGTACACGGATGATTTGTGTTGGATCGCTGTCTAGATTCTCGTTGACCCACTTACGCATACCAGCGAAATCTTTCTTCTTCAAATTGTCAATCAATTCTTTGACTGATACATCCTGAATAGAAGACAGCAATCCAACGTCGATCTTTCCGTTCTGTGTTGAATACCTCTGGAACTCAGAGATGGTTTTGCGGAAGTCAGGAAAGAACTTCATAATGACTTCCGCAACCACCTTCTTATCGAATTCAACACCCTCTGTCTCCAGAATCTTACTAATACGTTTTAATAAAGACGTTGCAATTTTGGGTTTCTGAGAAGAAGGGATGCTGAATTCGAATACTGTACATCGAGAAATTAACGGCTCGATGATCTTGCGCCGATAATTACAAGTTAGAATGAACCTACAATTGTTTGAGAACTCCTCCATAAAGTTACGCATGGCAGGTTGAGTAGACTGAGGGTTGAGATGATCCGCCTCATCGATAATAACAACCTTCAACCCACCGGATAACGAAACGGTCGACGCAAACGACTTAATCTTATTACGAAGGACATCGATCCCGCTTTCGTCAGATCCATTAATGACAATGAAATCGCACGACATCTCATTGCACAATGCCTTGGCAATGGTAGTCTTACCCATTCCTGGCTTTCCTGTAAGAATCATATTGGGAATGTCGTTGTTCTCTACGAACTTAGTAAACGACTTCTTCAGATCTTCAGGTAGAATACAATCATTAATCACTTGCGGCCGATATTTTTCGACCCACAAAGAGTTCTCAAACATAATATAGGTTCCTTATCAGGACAACAGGTTATTCAAACGACGAATCAGATTCAACCGCAATGTAATACTTCAAGTCGTGGTTCTTGGATTGAAACAAAGAGATACCCTTCGATGACAGCTTAACTTCATAATCATCCGTAATGAGCTTCAAGTTAGCAATCTTCATGAACGCTTTGAACGTTCCCTTGGCACTTCCGGTTACTGAGAACGACGCAGTATTTGATGTTGGATCTGTTTTATCCATCACAGTAACTGTAACTTCTCCGTTCTGCGAAGTGATACAAAGATCATCAACAGAAAGAACCTGCGATGCCTTTAGAATATCAGACAAGATAGAAGACGGCAGCGAGAAAGAAACGTCAGCAGAAGGGAGGTTGATACGCTTCGACGGACTCACAATACGAGAAGGCTCCGTATAAAGGTACTTGATCTTGTTATCCCCAGAAGAGATTTCAAGATGCTTATCTTCTAGTTTGATCTCAGGGTCTTTGGTTAACGACAAACAACCAAGTAACTTACGAAGATCGTAGATACCAAAGGTCTTATCGAAGTTATTAGGAACAGTCGCCTCGGCGAGAATAGTCTTATTCTCAGGCATTGTTCGCAATTCAGTTCCCTCAGAAATAACAATCGAATTGTTAATCGAAGAGAAGTTAGAAAGAACAGCATGTGTAAACGAATCAAGTTTCATTATAAATTAGCTCCTATACTATTATACTATATTTTTCACCGAGGCGCAATATTTGAATTCAATATTTCAGGGAAAGATTTTGTGATGAACGAGTGAGTGATCTTAGACCATGGCAGTTTCTTCTTGACAATGTAATTGAATAGAAGATCAGATTCTTCTTCGTGTAAACCTTCCAGGATCTGAATCAGTTTGGCTTTCTTACGTTGAAGTGGAAGTTGAGCAGAATCTGTAAAGATATACAGTCTACGTGCCTCGTGGTCTAATGTTGTATCGACGATTCCTCTAGGATTCTTCAACACTTTATACTTCACGTCTGAATAGTCAGGGAACTTGATATTCTCGTTATAGACGCACGCAAGAAGAACACGCATCACTGGTCTCATATGAGGTCGCAGAAAGTCGGCTCGCTCCTTTACGTTTTCGATATCATTTGCTTGTTGTAAGATCTCAACAGGTGATTTCAAGTAAGACATTAAAATTCTCCATATGCAGTCAAAAGGACTTTCATCTTATTATTTATCAGATAGGAATATAACTTCTTATGAGACCCCTGAATCGGTTCGTTGTATGCCAACAGAATTGCTTCCTCTATTTCGGGAGGGATGTACTCAAAGGAGATCAGTCGCAGGTTTCTTTCCCAGTTCTGTTTGATTCTGGGATTAGATTGCATCTGTTCAATCAACTTTTGAGTCACCCGTCCCTGTCTTCTGCCTGTGGCAAACGTATCATCATCGGATGCAATATTAGGAACTCCGTCTCCGGCATCACCATAGATACACTTTTGTCGTAAGAATTCAACGGGATCGGATTCCTCTACGAACTTCTTTTGAACAGGAGAATATTGTTTGACGTTGGGATACTTGAATAGCTGAACGAAGTCTTTGTCACCAGACACTATAAGAACCTTTTCTTCTTTACAAGACTTCTTAGTAAGAGTGGCGATGATGTCGTCTGCTTCGCACGAAGCAACAGAGATATAACGGTAGGGAAAGTTATCTCGAATCTCGTCCTTGATCTTGTTCAAGATCTGAAAGATGACATTCCAATCAAAGATTGAATTGTCTCGAGACTTCTTTCGATTGGCTTTGTAATAAGGAAAGATCTTCTTGCGCCAATAGTTGGTGGTGTCATTACAAATGACCATATCGCCATACTCTTCGCCGAACTTGTTCTTAAAGGAACGCAAAGAGTTTAGAATCATGTGTCGAAGAAAGGCTTCTTCGACCTGTTCGTTTTTGGTGATATTTATTTGCTGCATCAGGTTAGAGATAACAACCTGATTCAAATCCACTAGAATAGGCATATTAATATTATACTATATTATCTAAAGTCAAATTTTGGTCGGGGAGAGAGGGATCGAACCTCCGACCTCATGCTCCCAAAGCACGCCGTCTACCGCTGACATACTCCCCGATATAGTTGGAGCGACTGGTGGGAAACGATCCCACGTCTCTGACTTGGAAGGCCAGGGCACAACCTCTATACCACAGTCGCAGATTTGGAGCCGACGAGAGGAATTGAACCTCCAACATGCAGTGTACAAAACTGCCGCTCTGCCAATTGAGCTACATCGGCGAATTCTGGTATTGTCCTTGTCGGTGGAAGTCATTCCCACACTCTGCTAATTATTTTCACTGACACTGAGCTCGGAGGATCAGCTACTATCCGATATCCCTCTACTATGAGGTTATTCGCAAGGACAAACTCAAATACTATTTAGCGCATCCAACGAATACAGTTTTGACTGGGATTAGGCAACGTTGCCCATTTGAAATCGGATCCGGCGAACTTGGCCTCAACGATTCTCTGAGCTTGAAAGGGAGACGAAGCAGTAACGTCTTCTTCTACCAACCGTCCCTTAATACGATACCGACATAGATATACAGTCATTTTATGTTTCCTTTATTTTGCTTAATTAAGTTAATCGTTGTTCTATCTAGACCAAGACCTAGACCAAGACCTAGACCCAGACCAAGACCCAGACTTAGACTTAGACTTAGACTTAGACTTAGACCTAGACCCAGACCTAGACCCAGACGACATCAATGCTACTTTTTTAAAACGAGAGTTTTTTTGCATAAGGAACTTTCTGATCTATCTAGCCCCAGACCCAGTCCAAGACCCAGACCAAGACCCAGACCTAGACTTAGACCAAGACCCAGACCTAGACTTAGACCTGGATGCAGCCCTAGACCAAGACCAATACCCAGACATAGACCCAGACCTAGACCTAGACCCAGACCCAGACCAAGTCTCAGACCCAGACCTAGACCCAGACGACATCAATGCTACTTTTTTAAAACGAGAGTTTTTTTGCATAAGGAACTTTCTGTTTTATCTAGCCCCAGACCCAGACCAAGACCTAGACCCAGACCTAGACCTAGACCCAGACCAAGACCAAGACACAGACCAAGACCCAGACGCAGACCCAGACCAAGACCTAGACCTAGACCCAGACCAAGACCAAGACCCAGACCAAGACCCAGACGCAGACCCAGACCAAGACCTAG